CAGATGAAATGGAAACCTTCCTTGTTGAGATCAAGAACAAGGAAACCCAAGAAGTTCTTGAGACCCTTACCGACGAAGCCGCTATAGCAGGTAATCGCCTTTATGATTTCGAAGTCGAAGTTATTGGTACCTATACTCACACCATGATCGATAAAGTTCTGTCAGACACCTTTGATGAGACGTTGGAATATTTGCCGCGTAGTGAACGCCCAGAGTGGAGTCCAATTGGCCTTCTAGGTAAACTATGGGTTTACTTAGCTGCCAACGAAGTTGTCAAAGTTGGCGATTACATCACCCCCGATACAGGCGGTAAAGCGGTGCTTTGTAGTAGAACGGATGCAAAGTCCTTTAGGGTGCTAAACGTAAACACCGAGTACAGTCTGGTGAAGGTATTTTACAAGTAGGTAGTAAGAATCCTGAACTGGATTAAGATATTCTAAGCTTGACCGCTCGTTAAATGTCGTTAAACTGATCATGTTAGAGTTAACCAGACCAAACAGATGCTTTCGGTGATGTAACGTCACCACCACCCACTAAAAATCTGAAACAATCGAAAGGCTACCAAATGTCACGAATACGGTTTTCCCCACTGTCTGCCCTGATCGGGCTGACGCTATATGTCACAATGTGTGCGGCGTTGTTCCTTGTCCCTTCCGGTTTCATGTTCATGGTGTTCGACTTCTTCACTTCGCCGGTGTTGCTGTCGATGGGGGCAGGTGTTGCCTTAACGGTTGGAACCGCGCAATTCTTCAAACCAAAGATTAAAGCGTTCATTGACAGCGTCACACACCGAACCGTGGATCGTTACGCAATGCGTGGCGTCTAAACTACATTCACGGAACTTAATTGAACGGGATGCTTTACAGTGTCCCGTTTTTTTATGTAATGATGTCAACTGAAACCCTTTAAAACAGTGAGGCGCGAAATCATGCCAGCTTGCAGAAACCCGAACAACCACGCCACGCGGTTTAAAAAGGGTGAAAACCGCAACCCGCAAGGCAAAACGTCAGCACAGAAAAAACAAGAATATCGAAACGCTGAAGCCGCCACCCGTTTGCGTGGTCGGATGCTCGAAGCACTTGAAGCTGAACTTGATGAAGCTGACGCCGCTGAACTTGCCGCTGTGATGGAAAACAACCCTGAACGTGTGATGACAGTGAACGCAGCAAAACTGATGATCAATGCAAACGTTCTGAAGCTGTTGAAAGACACTGAAGACCGTGGCTTGGGGACGCCTATTCAATCTGTGAACATTGAAAGCCCGTCAGGGACGATGACACCTGCTGTCATCACACGTCAGATTGTTGACGTGAAGCAAAATGAAGTATGATCAGAATTTTACGGTAGACCCTGAAGCGTTCGCTGAACTTTTCGGGCTAGAACTTGACGACTTCGAAGGACCGCTTTCACCTCTCGAACTGATCATTCCCACACCGCGTTGGGCTGTTCCACTTCACGCCACTGAAACCACAGCCGGTGAAATCGTCCGCTATCGTGGGGCGCATGGCGGGCGTGGCGGAGGTAAGTCGCAAGAAATGGCCGGGATGGTCGTTGAAGAAATGATTGCCGACCCTGACTGTTCAGTTGTCTGTATTCGTGAAATTCAGAAATCACTGGCACGTTCTGCAAAGAAGGTGATCGAAGCAAAGATCATTGAATTTGGTGTTCAGCACTTGTTCAGGGTTCTGAAAACTCACATTGAACGCATTGGTGGAACCGGCGTGTGTATCTTTCAGGGTATGCAAGATCACACAGCGGATTCAGTAAAATCACTTGAAGGAATGAAAATCGCATGGGTTGAAGAAGCCCAAAGTCTTTCACAGCGTTCAATGGACCTTTTGCGTCCAACCATTCGTGAAGAAGGTTCACAGATTTGGTTCAGTTGGAACCCAAGGCGACGCGGTGACCCTGTTGAAAAGCTGTTGCGCGGTAACAAAGGTTTAAGGGCTGATTCAATCGTTGTTCATGTGAACTATGATCAGAACCCGTTCTGCCCTGTCACCCTGCTGAAAGAGGCTGAAACCGACCTTGTGATCAATCCTGAAGGGTTTCCGCACACGTGGTTGGGTGACTATGAAGATGTTGGTTCCAAGGTCGTTATTCCTACGCTATGGGTCAAGGCTGCAATAGGGCTTGCCGATGACCTAGGGATCGACGTCACGGGGCAGGATTACGGCGCGCTCGACGTTGCAGGGGCTGAAGACGGTGGCGACGAAAACGCGTTTGCGCACCGCAAGGGAATCGAACTGCAAAGTGTTGAAGTGTGGAACGGTCTTGACACTTCAGAAACCACAACAAAAACTATCGTCTTAGCTGCACCGAAAAACATTTTAGAAATTTACTATGACAGCGTTGGTGTGGGTGAAGGTGTTCTTGCTGAATGGGCGCGTTTGGGACGACAAAAAGAACAACCTGCAGGAATGGAATTTTACCCTTGGTCCGGTGGCGCGGGTGTTCTCGACCCTGACAAAAAGATCGAAGAAGGTCAGCTTCACAGCCCTTTAAACAAGAACCAATACATGAACCTAAAAGCACAGGGATGGTTTGCGCTCAGAAAACGTTTTGAAAATGCTTACAAGGCGCGTAAGGGTTTACCCTATGACGCTGAAATGTTGATCAGCTTGCCACGCCACTTGACGAACCTTTTGCAGATCGAAGAAGAACTGACACAACCCCACCAGAAGATCAGCGGCACGGGTAAGACGATGGTTGACAAACAGCCTGACGGTGCGAAGTCGCCAAACCTTGCAGATGCAATCATGATGGTGTATTTTCCATGCAAAGCCGCGCTTCAAATGGCCGGTGTGATTTTAAGGAAGAAGAACAGATGACCCCCAATAACTTCCTAGCAAACGCCACCCGAAAAATCGCTGCACTTTTTCCCGGTTATTTTGAAGGTGCAAAGCACAATTATTATGACGACTTTGGTTGGCCTAAAGATTTAGAATTTAACATTTTATATGCGATGTATCGTCGTAACGGTATGGGGAAAGCTGCTGTTGAAAAGACGATTGAAAAGACGTGGCAAGATATGCCCATGTTCGTTGAAAATGCAGACACCAAAGAAACATCCACTGAAGCTGATCTTCGAAAGCGGTTCGAAAAAATTCTGTTTTGGCAAAACGTTTCTGAAGCTGACCGGCGTTCGTTGGTTGGTGGTTACGGTGGTTTGATTTTACGCTTGGCTGACGGGAAACAGTTTGTTGAACCCGTCGACACGGTTCCGGGTGGTATTGATGGGCTTGCGGGTGTCATACCGGCTTGGAAGGGTCAGCTGACCGTTTCTGAATGGCATGATGATCTTAGGTTGCCGAACTACGGTGAACCTAAGATGTTTTCGTTCAATGAAGCGAACCTTCAGAAAAACATGCAGGGACAGACCCGCGCGTTCGAAGTTCACCCTGATCGTGTGATTGTGTGGTCTAAAGACGGAACTGTTCACTGTGATTCGTTACTTGAAGCCGGTTACAACTCACTGCAGGACATGGAAAAAGTCAGCGGCGCGGGTGGTGAAGGGTTCTACAAAAACGCAAAATCTGCACCCATTTTGACTATTAATGAAGGCGCAAACCTTGAAGCAATGGCTAAGGGTATGGGCAAAGAAGTCACTGAAATTGCAGACGCAATCAACGAACAAGTGAAAGACTTCAACACCGGTTTCGACGCCATGCTATTACTGCAGGGAATGAAAGCTGACAAACAGAACGTCAGCTTGATGTCACCTGAACACTTCTTTGGAACACCGCTGATGATCTTCGCCGCGTCTGTTAGCTGTCCACAGAAAATCCTAACGGGGAGTCAGACCGGTGAACGCGCTTCGACTGAAGACGCTGCTGAATGGGCGCGAACGAATATGTCACGCCGCAACCTGATCTGTAAACCTAAGTTGATGGAAATCATTGACCGACTGGTGAAGTTTAAGATTCTGAAACCTGCAGACTGGTCGATTGAATGGTCTGATCTGACTGAAGCTTCAGCGGCTGAAAAGATAGATCGTGCTGTAAAAATGGCGGAAGTGAACGCAAAATCAGCCGTGACGCGGGAACTTGTTTACTTACCTGAAGAAATACGCGAGGTTACACACGACAAACCTTTAGGCGTAAAAGCAAAATACACCGATGATGGAGAATAACTGAAATGCCACAAGCTATTGCAAGTCAAAAGGCTTATGTGAACGTTCTTTCACGTGCCAACACGAAAGCGGTTCGATACGAAAAACGCAACGGGCGTGACGTCGTGATCGTGCCGAGCGCAACCCTTCCTGACGATGTGATCATGAACGGGATCAAATACCCTGCTGATGAAATTGCAAAAAGTTTCATGACGCTGAACCGCACGCCCGCGCCATACGGTCACCCGATGATCAACGGTGTTTTCGTTTCTGCGTCTGATCCTGAAGGGATTAACATTGGTTACATTGGCGCATGGAACGAAAACGTTCGTCAGGAAGGCGGGCGCGTTCTTCTGGATAAGGTCATTGACATTGAAGTAGCGAACCAGACACAGAACGGGAAAGACGTTCTTGAAGCTGTGAAGAACGGCGCGCCGGTCGACACGTCAACTGGTCTGTTCTGCATGTTGGACGCTGCAAACGCTGGTGAAGGTTTTGAACATTCAGCACGTGACATTTATTTTGATCATGACGCCATTCTGTTGAATGAAGCTGGCGCTGCAACACCTGCACAGGGTGTTGGAATGATGGTCAACCACAAGGCAACCGACCGTGAAACGGGTCAAGAAATTCAAGTGATAAATTCAGCGATTGAAATGGCTGAAGAAGACCTTGACTACGCGGTTGCA